ATACTTGCTCAAGCAACAACAGATAACACAGGTAGAGGCATGAGTTTAAGTTTGGTTTACTTAGACGAGTTTGCATTTGTTCCACCACGTATAGCACAAGAATTTTGGACTAGTATTTCTCCTACATTAAGTACAGGCGGAAGTTGTATTATTACAAGTACACCTAACCAAGATGACGATCAATTTGCACGTATTTGGAAAGAAGCAACCAATTGTTCAGATGAATTTGGTAATGAAACTGAAACTGGAATAAATGGATTTAAATCATATCTTGTTAAATGGGAGGAACATCCAGAGAGAAATGATGAGTGGGCAAAAAAAGAAGAAGCAAAAATAGGTGAAGAGAGATTTAGACGTGAACATAATTGTGAGTTTATTGTTTGGGATGAGACACTAATTAAGCCTATAAAGTTATTAGACTTGGGTGGTATTGAACCTTTATCTAAACAAGGGCAAATACGATTCTTTAAGCATATTGATAAAGAGAAAAAGTATTTTATGGCGTTAGATCCAGCAATGGGTACTGGTGGGGATAATGCCGCGATTGTATTGTATTCAGCACCTAGGCTTGAACAAGTAGCAGAATGGCAACACAATAAATCGAATGTCAAAGAACAATTATTAGTTATGAAAACTATGTTAGATCATTTGATAGAAAAAGAGGTTGAGCCAAATAATATTTACTGGAGTGTAGAAAATAATACGTTAGGTGAAGCAGTAATACAATTAATAAATGAAATGGGTGAAGACATGTTTCAAGGAGTATTTGTCCATGAAGCAGGTAAAAAACGTAAAGGATTTACAACAACAAACAAATCAAAATTACAAGTTTGTAGCAAATTCAAATTGTTTGTTGAAAACAATAAAATTATCATGTATAGCAAAAATTTAATTAGAGAAGTTAAAAACTTTATTGCTAAAGGCGGAAGTTACGAAGCAAAAAGTGGAGAAACTGATGACCTTGTATTAGCAACATTACTCGCTATTAGATTATTAGAACAAGTTGGTGTTTATGAAGAAGACATTTACTCTGATATGATTGACGCATTAGATGAAGGTGAGTCAATCAAGCCTATGCCGATTGCAATATTAACATAAATACTAGAAATATTTTGGAGTCCTTTTAAATGCCAATACAAACAGACAACAAATTAGCAATGTTGAGCGATGAAATATTAAAATACGTTACTGGCATTGGCTCCAAAGTTACAATGTATAATGAAGAGGGTGCAAATGAAATTGATGCTCTAAAAGCAAATCGATTCATTGATAAGAAAAACGATTATCAAATTTTTCTTGATTCAACAACTACTCCATCAACTGTTAGAGTTTATTTTGGTGCAAAAGCAGATGTATTAGACCCAAAAGAAGGTCAAATAAATTACGAAAGCCTAATAAACTTTTTACGAGAACGTAGTAGAACAGCACCATTTTATGATATCATTGTACGTAAATACGGAAAAGAAATACGGGAGAAAGATTTTTCTCGTATACCTAAAATTAAAAAAAGGGATAATGAAATGGCTCAGATGCAAGAAAGTATGGTAAAACCATATGGGTCTGCAAAGAAAAGTACACATGTTTTACAACCTGCAAAAATTCAGATTACACATACTAAAGAAATTGATGAAGAAAAAGTAGGTAGCAGATCACGAAATATTCAAGATATTATGATTGAAAATACAAGAGGCGAACGATTTTACATGCCAGTTAAAAATATGACGGCCGCAAGAGCAATGGCACGACATATTGGTAATGAAGGTTCACCATATGATGCTCAAGGACGACATATTATTTCCCTTGCAGAAGATATTAAAACTTTAAGAACTTTTGCCCGAGCCATGCAAAACGAAGGTTTAAATGAACATGCAAGTTTAATTTTAAATCGTGTACGAGAACAAGTAGAAACTAATAAAAAACAACTAACACAAATCAAGTCAAGTAGATCATATAACAGTTACTTTGAAAATTGGACACAACCAGAAATTAAAATGGTTACAGAAGACCAATTAGATAATTTATATTCAGTATTTGGTTTAGAAGAACATGTTGAAGGCCCATGGGAAATTATTGCTCAGTTGAGTGAAGATATCTTAAATGGATTTGACATTGAAGAAGATTTAGTGTATACTGAGAACTACAATATAGATAATATTAAATGGAACAAAGATGCAGAAATTAATGAAAACTTTGATCCAACAACCCAGTTTATTGTTTACAGTTCAAACATAACAGGTGATGATGATTTTAGGAAATCAATGCTAAATTTAAGTGAAAATTTTGAATCACTTAATGATGACCAAAAATCTCGTTTTATCAAAATTTGGAAAGGCGTTATTGAAAAAATGAAGCCAGCACCAAAGGGTGAAAATATGATGGAAACTGCATCAGCAACGTATGCAACTGATATCGAAAAACTCGCAAACGTAGACTTTTTTCAAATATAAGGAATATACCATGGCCTGGGAAAAAATAGTTAATAGTATGAAACAGTATCAAGACATTATTGTCGAACATTCCGGTGGTGATCCAACTGCTGATAAAGAACTAGACAATATTCTAAAGAAGTTTCCTAATGAACTTGAAGATGTAATTGATGGCGGAGAGAATCTTGATGAGCCAAAGCATGATACATTTTATAAAGCATTACTTGGGCATTACATGCATACAGGTGAAATGGATTATAACGTAATGACCGGAGACGAAGGTCGAGCCCACGAGTGGGTACAAAATGAATTAGAAGGTTACGTTAAACAAGGTGGAGAAGAAGGCGGAGAATCCGAACGGGATGCATATATGAGTAAAGAAGCACCTGAAGGTTTCGGAAGCGACATTGACGATCCAGATGACTTTGAAAGTCAAAAAACCTCATTTGGCGGTTTTCAGCCGTAAATTAAAGTATAAGATAAATAATAATGAATTTAAAGGTTGACAACATGCCTTAAGATGTTGTATAATAGTTCGTATGTAGTTAAATTTTACTGCATATGATCGAGGCGATCATAAACTAATAATAACTAACACAGGCTAATATAGGAGAAATAATATGGCTACACTCGCAGACATTCGAGCCAAACTGCTCGAACAACAACAATCAACCTCACAATCAACTTCCGACAACGCAATTTATCCATTTTGGAATATTCAAACTGGACAATCTACGTTGATGCGGTTTCTTCCAGATGCAGACGAAGAGAACACGTTCTTTTGGAAAGAGCGTCAAATGGTTCGTTTGGCATTCCCAGGTATTAAGGATCAGGACGAACATAAAAATGTTACAGTCCAAGTTCCTTGTATCGAAATGTGGGGAGAAACATGTCCAATTCATGCTGAAATTCGACCTTGGTTTAAGGATCCAAGTTTAGAAGATGAAGCTCGCAAATATTGGAAGAAACGATCTTACATTTATCAAGGATTTGTCGTAGACAGTCCGATGACTGAAGATCAAGTCCCCGAAAATCCTATCCGCAGATTTGTAATAAATCCGGGTATTCACAAAATCATTACAGCCGCATTAATGGATCCTGAGTTTGAGGAAGTTCCTACTGATTATGAAAAAGGAACAGACTTTAAATTAGTCAAGACTCAACAAGGTCAGTATGCAGATTATTCAACTTCTAATTGGGCACGTAAAGAGCGATCTCTTAATGAGACTGAGAGAGCCGCTATCGAAACCAATGGGTTGTTTACACTTAATGATTACATGCCAAAGAAACCTTCCGAAACAGAACTGAAGGTCATATTTGAAATGTTTGAAGCCAGTGTTGATGGACAACTTTATGATCCAGAACGTTGGGCCGATTATTACAAACCATATGGTCTAAAATCAAATGGTAATACAACAACTGGATCATCTTCGGTGACTCCAACTCCGCAACCGACTGCTACTGAAACATCAGAAGCATCTGCCACAGAGGTTACGGATAAGCCATTCGAAGATGGTTCAACTTCATCTGAACCGGTAACTGCGACAGTTACAGCAGATCCTTCAGCAGACGGCAAAAAGCCAGATGCTAAAGAAATCCTTGCAATGATTCGTAACCGTAAAACAGAACAGGCTCAATAATAAGTACAATTTTAGGGGGTCGTAAGATCCCCTAATTTTCTAGATGGAGAAATATGAGTAGACCATTTGATATAAGCAAATTCAGAACATCGATAACTAAAGCAGTACCAGGTATGTCGGTTGGATTTACCGATACTGTTGACTGGGTTAGTACTGGCAATCATGCTCTTAACTATTTGATTAGTGGGCAGTTTGACAGAGGTATCCCATTAGGTAGAGTTACATGTTTTGCTGGAGAAAGTGGATCAGGTAAAAGTTTTATTTGTTCTGGTAACTTAGTAAAACAGGCACAAGAACAAGGCATCTTACCTATTATACTTGATTCAGAAAATGCACTTGATTCAGACTGGTTGTCTGCATTAGGTGTTGATACTTCAGAAGATAAACTTATGCGATTTGGCGTTTCAATGATTGACGAAGTTGCTAAATTTGTAAGTGAATTTATGAAAGGATACAAAGATCAATATTCAGATTTGCCCTATGAGGAACGACAAAAAGTTTTGTTTGTTATTGACTCATTAGGTATGTTACTTACACCAACTGATGTTGATCAATTTGAAAGAGGCGATATGAAAGGTGATATGGGTCGCAAACCCAAAGCACTTACTGCATTGGTGAGAAATGCAGTTAATCTAATTGCTGGAAATCCTGTAGGCGTAGTAGCAACAAATCACACTTATGCTTCGCAGGATATGTTTGACCCAGACGATAAAATTAGTGGGGGTCAAGGATTTATATATGCTTCATCCATTGTTGTTGCGATGAGAAAACTTAAACTCAAAGAAGATGAAGACGGAAATAAAATAACAGATATACGGGGCATACGAGCGGCTTGTAAAGTAATGAAAACACGTTTTTCAAAACCGTTCGAAACTGTACAAGTAAAAATCCCTTATGAATCCGGAATGGATCCGTATAGTGGATTGGTTGAGTTATTTGAAAAGTCCGGTCTTTTAGTTAAAGACGGAAACAAACTCAAATATACACAACCAGACGGGACTGAAATTAAGGAATTTAGAAAAAATTGGATTCCTGAAAAATTACAAA